GTGAGAGCCTAGCAACAGTCGGGAGCAGAGCAATCATGCCCCCCATCATGCGCAGCGTAAACTTGCGCTCACCACAGGGACGATGGCGATGGATGCAGGCAGTACTCGCAGACCCAGCCTGTCTCGCTTTTGTCCGGCCACCATACCAACCGGACATACTCCAGCACTGCCGACCCCAACAACTGAGGACACAACGCGGTACCGCCGAGGGGAGAGCGTGGCGAGCATGGTTATCAATGTCTCTGTCTGTCAGACGAGTTAATGTACTCAATCTGCGGACCGCGCTACGATGCTACGGCATAGCTCAGGAGTGTCTAGCCCTAGCAGTCGACGGCAAAAAGCACATCGCCACGAGGGTTGTTGACGAGATCATATTAAGGCTCTGGGATAACTGGCAGGTCGGCCCCGAGGAAGCCCTACGAGCGCAAGAGAACATCGACCGGTATGCTCGGCAGAAAGTTGGCATTATCGCCGAGAGCTACATGAATCGCGAATGGTGCACGCCGACCTATGAGGTGTACCAATGAAGACATCATCATTTGAGCGATGGGGAAACCGTGAGGGTGGGATTTGGAATTGGCAATTGGAAGACTGAAGAGAAGGAAGGTGGCGTTATGAGTTGGTATGAGGTAAGTACTCCGACGGGAGAGAGGCTTGTGATACAGGCAACGAATCAGCAGGAAGCCGCGCTAATCTATATGAAGATGTATACCGTTATAGATATTACGGCCGTGACCGAGCGCGTTTGCGAGTATGAGGACCCGCATGATCTAGGAAGGATAAGGAGACGCTGGACCTACAATGGTTATACCAATCGCGGCGGAGCAATGACACTTGTGACTGACTGTGTGACGGTAAAACCTGTTACATTACGGATGATACCAAAAGAGACCGATGGACACGACGGTTTATAGGACTCAGACTCAGTGTGAGACCTGCTGCAATGAGGATTGTTCCCAGAGTGGAACGCGTATACCAGGATTTTGTTGGGAAGCTGACGTTTGTGTTAGCTACCGGGATGACGAGGATAAGCAAACGCTCGGACAGGTATCATTGGATTTAGGCTATACCTGGACGATCATCTAGGAGGACTATGGATATAAACGTAGGAAAAATATTAAAAAAAATAGAACTCGGAGAAGATCCCACGACGTGGGAGATAGTTGCTCTCCGAGCGGCATATAACGATCTGGCCAGCCATTTACGTGAATTGGAGCATGCAGCACTAAAGGCATATGAGGACATGACCAGACTAGGTGGCGCCGACTGTGACACCACCAAAGTATTGGCGTCAGCACTGAAAAAAGGTAAGGGCAATGGATAACAGCACACGAATGCGGCTTGAGGAAATGCGTCGATGGACACGCTGGGATAAGCCACGAGATGTGGCTAAGGAGCTAAAACACCTAACACACATGGAAAATCTACATAAGTGTAATCGGCACTGGGCTAGTCTGCACCACCTGGGTAACCGTAAAGGGCGGCCGCGCCCTACAGATGGAGATGTAATATGAGCGATATAGCTGACGATATCGCCATCGTATCGTATGTTACCATGAGTACTGACAGCCAGTATGCGTTCTGCATCGCCGGCTGGCTTAACTCTCAAAAAACCTACTGGCAAAACAACTGTGGCCCACCTGAGGACTATTACAAAATCATGCGTCCATACGTCGAGAGGATGCTTGAGCAAGAACCACCGTTGCTCGCCGTGCTCACCGCCGATCAAGATGTGTATCTCGGCTTTTGCTGCGGCATACAAGGAGTGTTGCACTACGTATACACCAAAGGGGATTTTCGCAAGCACGGTATAGCGCGAGCTCTGATCTCACAGAGGTGTGGCACACACGGCGGAGTGTATCTTGCCAAGACATATAAAGGCAAATTCCTGGAGGCAATAGAAAAACGGGGATGGCGGCACGAGGAGATGGGTTATGAAAGGAAGACATAAAATGGCAGCACAACAAGCAGTAGTTAAGTATTACATCACACGAGTGCATTTCGTAAACAAGATCACTCTGCCGTCGGCGGTCAGTCAGCCCTTGTATGAGGATTGCACGTACCTCGAAGGCCGCAATGATCGGTACGCGATGAGGCTGCTCAATCCGGCAGATATCAAAGGCGGTATTATGATCCATGCAGTAGATCTGCCAAGCCAAGTACTCATCGTCCCTGGACACAACGTAAAAGTTTTATTACTATCAACAACTCCATTAGGAGATAACGATAAGCAGTGCACCATACCCGCGCCCGACGGGACAGCACAACAAAACGAGGCTCAACAGGAGGGTTTTTTTGCTACTCGCACAACTAAGGCCACGACAGAAGGCAACCAAAATAATGAGACCAACAATAATTAATGAGACTCTCATCGCCGAGCTGCTGACTCAGCTCGACCAGTACGACATAACGACCGCATGCGAGGTCGTAGGCATTACTCCACAAACATACCGTAACTGGCGCAAAAAAGGGAATAAGGATCTCGATACCGGGAACGATACCATCGAGGCGAGATTCTGGATCGCATCGCAAAAATGTAGAGGCCGAGCTAAAGGTCCGGTGATCGATAGCCTGCGCTCGGAGGCAATGAACGGTAACATCGCAGCCGCCAAGATGTGGCTCCAAGCCTGCGACCGAAAAACCTGGGGAGACCAGATAAAAATCGAGGAGAAAATAACCGAGTTCATGCGCGCCTTACAAGAAGTTTTATCTCCAGAGGAATTCGAGCGTGTCCTCTATGAACTGGATGACGAAGTATGAATACATCGACCAAAGGCTGTGCGATCGAGCGGAAAGCCAAAGAGCTCCTAGTCTCCGAGGGATATCTGGTACATCGCACTGTCCGCACTCCGTTTGCGGTACCGGGCAAGGGCTGCATGGCCAGCCACAATAACGACGTATTCGGCGTATTCGATCTCGTCGCCACGTGCCCTGATGACATGATGTTTATCCAGGTAACGACGGTTGGGGAAATAAATCGTCGCATGGCTAAAGTCGAGCCGGTAGCAGAGCATTTCCCCAGCTCGGTGATCGTCGAGGTATGGGGCTGGGTAGGGGGAAGAAAACGGTACGATAAGCGATACAAGGACCGTAAGATCTTCTGCCGCCGGCAGTACTACAAACGCATGCGGTTAGCTCTAGGAGGATGGTACGATGTGACACCAGAGGATGATGGCTGGCAGGACACACAACATGTGATCGATGGCTAAAATAGCCCCAGAGTTCAGAGCAGCGCTAAAGGCCGAACGCGACATCCGCGCACGCGAAGGCAGAGTGCTGGCGTCCTCGCCAGACTTGCGCTTCGAAAAGCAGCAAGCTCTATGGGCTGATACCGCAAAAAGAAAGATCGCATTCTGTGGGCGCCGTGCCGGCAAGACACTGGGATGGTGCTTGGATGCCTACGAGTCGATGGCCGCTCATCCGGGAGATATGGTGCTGTATATAGGGATCACCCGCAACGCAGCTAAAGACATCATCTGGCGCGCGTTCAAAACGCTGTCAGATAGATATCGCTGGGGGCTGACATTCCGCGAGAGCGATCTGCGCGCATTTCACGCGAATGGCTCATCGTTTGTCGTGATGGGCGCCGATAAACTGCCGGAATTAGAAAAAGCTCGCGGACCTGAAAAGATCCGCCTTGCAATAGTCGACGAATGTCAATCGACAAAACCGTTTAATCTCCGGTACCTGGTCGAGGATGTACTGGAACCTGGACTAATGGATGTGAATGGAACTCTCTGCCTATCAGGTACACCCGGTAGAGTCCCGTTTGGTTTTTGGCATGACGCCACAACAGGCGTAAAACCAGGATGGTCCATCCATACCTGGACGGCCTACGACAATCCTCACGTGCAGGCCGCAACTTACCTGGCGGAGCTGTGTAGACGACGTGGTGTTACGATGGAGGATCCATCTATCAGGAGAGAGTATCTCTGCCAGTGGGTAACCGATAAAACCAATCTGGCAATACCGTGGGACACCGAGCTCAATGAGATCAGCGTGCTTCCAGCCACGGACGACAAATGGACGTACGTGCTATCTATGGATTTCGGTGTTGTGCATTCTACCGCGTGGTCTGTGCTCGGTTACGGCCCGTACGGTAAAGAGGTTTACGTATTCCGGTCATTTAAAAAACCCGGTATGACCCCGACAGACGTCGGAGAGATCACGCATAAACTCATCGCAGAGTGGGATCCCTCGATTATAGTTGGAGATCTAGGTGGACTCGGTAAGGCCTACGCTGTCGAGATGGAGCAGCAGCATGGGATCTCAATCAAGATGGCACAAAAAAAGGATAAGCGTGGAGCTATCGAATTCCTGGCCGATGCGGTCAGGACAGGCCTAGTCAAATCCCATAAAGACAACCGGACACTGCACCAGGAGCTGAGTAGCATCGTCTGGGACGATTATCACGAGGATCTGGCTGATGGACAGGACGACCATGAGATGGTGGCGCTGCTGTACGGATTCCGCGAATGTCCGGCCTATGCCAATGTGGCAACGCCAAAGCAACGCCAAATAGATGGACTCCCCACACACGTCAGGCGGTCGGACGAGAGTGCTGACGAGTATCACATAGCATGGGTGGCACGGCGGCGGAAACGCGACGGGACAGGATGGGTGGAGGAGGAAGATTGGCTATGATTGGCAAGATTAATGAGAATTATCTGGCCTGGATCAGGCGCCAGCATTGCTGTTGGTGGCAGGACTACCTCAGCCCACCGTGCCAGGGCGGAGTGGAACCGCACCACGTCACAGGTCGAGGCATGGGTGGCTAAGGCTTTATATCCCACCGTGGACAGGATGCTGAGATACAGCGCGGCATCGGTGATTAATGTGGGTGACAATATCTATGATATGAGTGGAGCGCTAAAGCTCAGATATGATTGTCAGGAGATAAAATGCGGGATGCAATGTGGTGTTGGGAAAAGAGTTAGCGGGGAGAAAATGTATGTAATTAACAAAAAATGACCATACGCATGCTGTTATTTTGTTTATCACTAGGAGTGTATCTAGTGTATCTGTACCCGGTGGTCAGGGTGGCCCTAATGGTAGGACTATCAGGTATTGTCGGGTGGAAACTATGGAGGTGGTACCGTGGGATGCAAGGGAACAAAAAGCAAAATAACCAATAGTCTCAGAGAGATACTCAATGCGCTACCTGGTCTAGCCGCAGCGCGCGTGACTGAGTTGTCGTGTGATGGTGTGGTCATCAGGTTTAGCCCGCCGCCTATAGCGGAAGGCGTCAACTGGATGTCGCGCGAGAAGGATCAGTCCGGGAGCGATCGATTTTGTGAGCTGATAAAGCAAAAATGGGCAATCCAGGATGCGCGTGAGGATACACGTCACCCCGATGACGAGGACTACGCTCAGTACATTGATGACATGTCGGGGGAGGCTTGTGACAATCAGCCACACAGTGACAACTTGACAAACGTTACAGAGCGTGATAGAGATAATTTAAATGTAGCTGGTACAGGGATTACGGATACCCCGCCGGCCGAGAACGCGGGAGAGCAGATAGACTGGGACACCGCGCACATTGGATAGAGAAAACTGGTACGATACACCGGCTAAGACCGCGGAATTACTGACGAAAACCGTGATGTCATGCGCTAACCAGCACGTGGCACGGCGACGTGACGACGCCCTGTTCCTCAAAATGTACGGGCAGCGGGATATCTACGGTGCTGGTGAGACCTCAGCCGAGTACGATCCTGACAAGCTGTCATTTAATCTCAGCCGTGCGGTAGTATCGACAGCACAGGCACATATTGGGAGCATCCGTACTAAGCCGCGATTCCAAACGTCGGACGCCAACTGGTCTCTTTCCCGTCGGGCGCGGGTCTGTGAGGATGCCGTCAAGGCGATATTCTACCAGCAAAAATACTATGATCTGGCGACCATGGTGTTCCAGGACGCGGCTGTATGCAGCCTCGGGGGCATCAAGATCTACCCCCGAGATGGCGAGGTACAACTAGAGCGTGTCTATCCCGGTGAGATACTGGTCGATATCCGCGAGTCATACTACGGGCATCCAAAAAATCTATACCAGGTCAAGCTGGTAGATAAATATGTACTCTCTGATATGTTTCCGGCCAAGGAATTCGACATCAATAGGTCGGTAGGCTCTGGACGGGAAGCCAATCTGTTTGGCTGGCTCGGATACGAGATGGGCATCGACCAGGTGCTAGTCGTTGAGGGATGGCACCTGCCTGACGGCAAGGGTAAGGGCGGCCGTCATGTGCTCTCGGTCAGGCACGCTGTGCTGCATGATGAGCGCTGGGCACATAAAACGTTCCCATTCGCGTTTTATCGATGGGAAGAGCGGGCGGTAGGCTTTTACGGCATGGGGATCGTTGAGGAACTAAGAGCGTATCAGCGGTCGCTCAACTACCTGGACAAGCGGATCCGGGATATGATCCATTTTAACTCTATATCGAAACTGGTTGTCCCTGGCGCCGGCAAGGTCAACATCGAGCAGCTTTCAAACGATCCTGCTGAGATCATCAAGATCGCATCGGTAGGTGAGAGGCCCTTCAGTTGGGTTGCTAACGCGGTCCCGCCAGAGCTGTTCGCGGAGCGGCAACGTATCATTGATCAGGCGTTTTTGCAGACTGGAATGAACAGGATGCTTATGGCCGGTGAAAAGCCAGCGGGTATAACCGCTGCGGTAGCGCTGCGGGAGCTGAACGATCAGGGTAGTAAGCGATTTATGATCAAGGTCCAGCAGTACGAGCAGCTCGCGGTCGATACCGCCAAGCTCATCGTGACCGTACTCTCTCTAGGAGAGAGTGGCGTAGCAAAGCCGATCTGGATCTCGCGTAAAAAACGCTCTGCGACCGTCTATGAAACCGTCAACTGGAAAGATGTGGCGCTAGAGCCCGATGAATACAGGCTCGAAGTGCAACCAGCTAGTGCGTTACCCGACAGCACAGCTGGACGCAATCAGACCGTACAGGATTGGCTTTCGGCGGGGCTTATTAATGTCCAGGAGGCCAAGCAGCTGCTAGAATTTCCCGATTTGGATGCCTTCCAGTCACTCGATCTGGCTCCCTATCATGTGATATTGGACGCCATCGAGTCGATAGTCGAGGATGGAGAATACGTTTTTCCGGAGCCCACAGATGACTTGGA